CCCTGAGCTTTTACGCCGAGCCCGTAAAACAGTTTTTTCTGCGCGTCGGAAAGAAGCGAAGACAGATGCCCCTTGTTATCCATCTCGCTTACGTCAAGCCCTGTTATGCCGTAGTTGTACGCCTCCACAGCCGCACGTGCGTATATCGTCGGGGTCATTTGCTTCTGAGCCTGCCTGTCGTAGTTTGCCACGATCTGCCCGATGTCCTCGTTGCTTACGTTCTGCTCTTTGGCTATTTCGTTTACGCGCTCGGTTATATCTTCCGCCGTTTCCTTGCGTGCGTCTTCGATGCCCTTCACTACGCCCTCGTAGCTCTGCTCGTTTGCAAACCTTCCCACAAGTTCGTCGGCGGCGTTTCTTCTGGCGGTGAACAGGTCGTCAACGACGCTTTTTAAAGTCTCGTTGCTGTTGTACGCGTTGACCTGCTCCTCCGTGACGTTGCCCATGACGTTCGCCTTGACTGTGTCGAACAGGTCTGCGGACAGCCCCGCCTTCTCCATAGCGGCGCGGATCGCGTCGTCGGACACGGACTGCCTGTATCTTTCCTGTGCCTGATTGAACTCTCCCGCGGAGGTTTCAAGCCCTGTCGAAAGCAACGAGCCGAGCCCCATGCGGGCGTTAATTCCGGTAAGGCTTTTGCCATTCTCGAGCTGTTTGTTTAGCCTCTGCGCTGTCTTGTACGTCTGCGACTCGGTGTCAAGAGTATTGAGCCCTGCGTTGACAAGTCCCGACGCCGTTCCCGCTCTGTTAATCTCCGCGCCTGTGTGCACGTTCTTTACGCCCTGCGCAGTCGTGTAAGCACCTGAAGAAAGTCCGCCGGAGATAAAGCCCGCGAGCCCGTCCTCGAGAATGCCCAGAACCGCGTCGCGCTGTGCTTCGCGCTCCGCTTCTTCGTAGCTTACGCCTTCGTGCCATATACCGCTCTCGTCGTAGTACCCGTTGACTCTCTTTGCTATTTCCTGCGTGAGATCCGAGCGACTGCCCATTATAATTGAGTTAGTCAGATAGTTTGCGACGCTGGTCGCAATTTCCTCCGAGCCCTCGACAAGCGACTGCTCAAGCCACGACTTTACTATCTGCCCGACTGTCGCCGGGTTGCCGCTCTTAAGGAGTTTATCCAAAGAAACGTACTCGAACAGGTCTTCGGCTATGCCTGCAGTGAGCCCGCCCCAGAATACCTCGGAAGCGGACGCGCCTTTTTCGTAGAGTTTCTGCGCTTCTGTCGCGCCTGCGCTCGAACCCATAGACAGAGTGTAAAGGTTTGTCAGAGCCTTGAGTGCCTCGTTGCTTCCGTTGTAAAGCGAAAACTGTCCGAGCGTAAGAGCTCCGACTGTACTGTCGACTGCGGACATAGCCGCTTGATACAGGAAGCTGAGGATGCCGTCGCCTCCGAGTTCGTCAAGGCTTTCGCCTGTTGCCGAGCGCACGTTTGTCGCAAGGTTGCGGAGAGACTGCGCACCGGAATACGGGTTAATGTCTACGCCCGCAAGCTGTCTTATGCCGTTGTCGAGCGCGGCGGGAATGCCGCCCAGAACAGACGCAGGGACAGATACTATATTGCCCGCGAGTTTTACGTACCACGGCGCGTCTCTCCACTCCTGCGCTATCTGCTGGTTTGCTCTGTAGTCAAGGAGCGTCTGGTAGTCCTTCAGATACTGATCGGCAACCTGTGAGCCTTGCGTGTTGAGGAGATAGTGATAAACGTTTATTTCGTCTTTTGTCAGGTACTCCCAGTTCTTGTTTCTGTCAGCTAAATCCGACCATGTTACGTCCTGCACGGTCTTTGCGTCCAATTGCTGACTAACGTTTAAAATCCTGTTGCCCTCGGCGAGGGACGTCTCGGGCGTGAGGTTGCTAACCCATTCGTTCGCCTTGTCCCTGTATCTCGTTTCGTAGTCTGCGGCGTTGCGAATCATGTTGGACTGGCTGTTCATTGACTCGAGCCGTCCGAGCTCTGCCTGTGCCTCTCTGTACTCGGTAGAATTGCCTATTCTGTACCTGCCGTACTTCTTTTCGAGATCCGCTATTCTACCCTTGACTTCGTTTATACGGCTGTCAAGTTCGTCCTGCCGCATGTAGCCCTGTTCCGCGAGCCACGCCCTTTCGCGATCCGACGTGCTGTTGCTGTCTACCGCGCTGAGGAAATCACTATACGACGCGTCCTTATACTTCTGCCCGTAGATATACTGGTCGTAGGTCTTCTCGTACTGCTCGGGCGTGTACTGGCTCCAGTACTGGTCGTCGGACATAGCCGTCTGGTTTATCTGGTCTACCAACTTTCCGTTAGAGGAAAGAAAGTTCTTGACAGAATCGACGTAGTCCTTGCTGAGATATGAGCCGTAGTCGTCAAGGAGCTTGTTTATTCTCTGCGACGTGGTGTCGTACCACGCTTTCTGACGGGTAGTCAGGTCGGCGTAGTCTTCCGCGTCACTGACGTAAACGCCGGGTTGTCTTTTCCCGGCGCGGTCGTTATAATACGAGACGTAGCTCTGGAGGTTGTTCTGGTAGTCGTTCAGATATGAGCTTATAGTCTCCCCCACCTTTGTGAGGTTGTTCTCGGAATACCTGCTGGACGACTTCGAAAGTCCTCCCTTTCTGGGCTCTGTCTCTTTTTTTCTTTTAGCAAGTTCGGAAAGTGTTGCCATAAGAGTCTCCTGTCAGTCTCTCAGAATTACTTTGTGTTTTTTCGGGTCGCCGCCGGCTACGCTGAAATATGTTTTCTGATTTGCAGGGTTCGGCGGGTACGGGTCTTTCTGCTCCCCGTTGTCCTCGTCCGGGAAATACCTTTCCAGTTCCGGATATTTTGCGTTCAGAGCGTCAAGCGTTGCTTGGTCGACACTATCAATAAGCGACTCTATAAAGGCTTTAATTTCGTCATTTCCTCCAGCCGTGACAAGTGCCTCGCATGCGAGCTCAAGCTGTTGTGCGGGCGACGATCCTGTTTTTGACCGTATCTCGTTCAGTGCTTTGCCCGGTTCTTCGGCGTAAATGTACTCGTGTATTTTGTCGACGATTGAGTTGTACGTCTTGGCGTCCCATCCCGTTACGGGTTCTTCCGTGGTCGCGCTTCCGCCCGTCCCGTTGCTAATCGTTATCGGGTTGCCCTTTTCGTCAAGCCCGAGCTTGAGGTTGTAGTTGCGCAGGTCTGCCGCGTCGTTTACGGCGTCTCTGGAGAGCTTGTACAGCCCGTTCTGCGCGTTCTCGCCCACGCCCTGCCAGTAGTTGCGGTTGACGTTGTAGTCGTTCACAGTGTCGCGGTAGCGGTCGTAGTCGTCGGCTTCCTGCTGGGCATACAGCTTGTACTTGTCCTTCAGGTCGTTGCCCTCGTCCTGATACTGCGAGTACGCGAGAGAATACAGCTCGGGGATCTTGTCGTTGAGCTGTGTGACGTACTGCTGGTACGCCTGCTGTCCCGCGTTCTGCGCGTAGGAGTTGCCGTAGCCTCCCGTAAGGGCGGACGTCTTGCCGACAGTGTCCTGCATTGCGAGTTTTCCGAGGTTCAGGTACTTATCTTTGTACTGCTGGTACAGAGCGTCAGCGTTGACGTCGTATGAGAATTTCGCCCGATTGTTTATGGCGTCAAGAGCTGCGTTCTTGAGCGCGGTGTTTTCCGAGCTGAATGCCTGCGGTTGCTGGGCGTTGAGCTCCGCGAGCTTGGCGTTCGCTTCATTCAGTTCGTTCTGCCATTGTTTTTTTACTGTTGCCATTTTATCCTCTCCTAAACAATTTGTTCGCTGTATAACTTTTTCGTGCGCAAATAGCCGAGGCTCGTCCCCTTGTCTACGCTGTATACCTTGAGTTGTACCTTAACGGTGCTATTCTGCTTGTCTATGTGTGACGCCGCGTCCGTCGAGAAGTACGTGGCGTTTGCTCTCAGCGTTACCGCAGGAGTACGCGGTTTGAAGGTTATGTTACTGCCGGACACAGTCGCACAGTATATCGTAGTACCAGACACAGTAGGCATAAGCCCGTACGAATAGGTCGCGGCAAGGGAAACCGCCGTGGCGGACGAGTGATACGACGCCCAGTAGGACGTTGTAAGAGGAATCGTAAAACCCGCGTCTCCGCTTGTTAGCGTGGTGAACTCGTTTTTGTTACAGTAGAAGCGGTTAAACACCGATTCGTAATACAGGTCGTGCATAACGCCCTTAGCCATTGTTAGGGAGGAGTCGTACACGAAGTGCATGTGTGCCTGACATACGGCTATTATATCCATTGAGGAGAGGGATCTCGTCGTGCCGACGCCTATGCTCCCCTCTGCTCCGGCTTGCTTTACTGTTGCCGACGTTGTCGACGCCGTCTGTGTCGTCCAGCCCGCGTCATAGAACGAAACGTTCCAGTTATACGACTCGAGGAACGTCGGATTCGCACCGAAGTCCCACAGCGTTCCTGTTATGGTGCTCCCGTCCGAGCCGTGCGCAGTGGTGTTTCTTTTCAGCTTTGCGGCGGTTATCGTGTCGCCCGTGAGGTCTATGAGAGTTGTCCCGCCGAGTGTAATTTTGCTTATGCTCATGTTGTCACCAGTATGTTGTACGTTGTGGTCGTTCCGCCGTTCGTTATGACGAGTGCGCTTGACGTAATCCGCTCTACGGACATTGTCGTAGCCCCGGAACTTGCCGCGTGTACTGCGATCCCGTTATAACTGCCGGAGTGCGTCAGCATTCCTCCCCCGACCGTCGTCCCGTTGACATAGTTTATCGGAATCTTGTAGTAATAAGTGCTGTCGTTGAGAATGACGTACACGTTTTTTCCGTTGTTGTAGTCGGAGATAATGTCCGCGACTGTCTTCCCGGTCGGGAGCGTCAGAGTGGTCGGGTTTGTCCAAGTGCAGTTATAAACGGAGTCGTTCGAGCCTCCGCCTCCTCCGCCCGATCCGTCCACCTGCAGGTCGCCCCTTATACGGACGTTCCACGCAATGTCGAGCAGGTTGTCGGTTTCCGCGTTCCTGCCGAACGCCGCACCCGCTCCTCCCTCTTTCAGGTGAAACGTCGGAGTCGTTTTGGATATGGTCGCAACGTATGTCGCGGTCTGCCCCATTGTGTCCGTAGCCGTCAGCTTGACGTTGTACGACGTCTGTATAGACAGGCTCACGCCCGACACCACGCCGTCGACTATGTTTGAAGCAAAGTTCGTTGCAGACGGATAGTCCGGGTCTGTCGTCGCCTTGACAGCGTAGGAGAACGTCACCGAGTTTCCGGTTATGCTCGAATAGTTGGCTATTGCCGCGACTTTAAGATATTGCCCCGTTTCGGAAAGAGTGCCCAGCGAGTCGCAACGCGCACACACGACGCTCGTGCCGCCGTTCGGTATAATCGTCGGGGCGGAATAGTCGAGGACGTCGATCGTGAACGTTTCGGACGAACGCATGCCGCGGGAATCCACGGCGTTTACTGTCACTGTCTTCCCCGTGCCGCTCTGAGACAGAAGCGCGGAGTCTACGGGAGAACTCGCCCCCGTTCCGGTCAGCCCGTCTATAACGACTTCATACCCAGTTATTGTCGCGCTGTAGTTTCCCGACGCGCTGACGGTCGCCCTGACCTTGCTTACGTTGCGTATATACAGGCTGTTGAATGCCGACGGGGCTGTGCCGTTGTACGGGGCTATGGACGCGGAGCTTATCGTGGGCGCGGCAGACGTCGCTATATACACGGTCTTGACGTATGTCATACCGGTGCCGCCTATCGTGTTGTTCCCGCTGTCCTTAGTCGTGCATATAACAGTTAGAGTTGCCGTCTGCGAGGACGTAAGGAAAGAACTGCAGTAGCTTGCGGGTATAGTGACCTGCGCGGCTGTCGTGTCGGTGAGCGTCGTGTCGCATTCCTCAATGTGCGTCAGCGACGTGCCTATATAGAACGTTATCACCTCATGATACGCAGGCACGGATCTGCTGACAGTAAGATTAATCGGCTCTCCTACGCGCAGTTGCGTTCCGGTCGCGGGAGCGACTGTCAGCGTCGAACGTCTCGGTATATTGTCCAGAACGCACGCCGAATCCGACGCGGTCACGGACTTGTACGTCGTGCCGTTCAGCTTGACGTTAATCGGGTAGTATACGGATATGCCTATCGTTTTTGTTCCGTCGGCGTTGTGGTAGACAGTCTGGGACGCGGTGCCGAGCTGGAACGTCTCGGCGGTCTGCGTTTCCTTGTGTATCGCGGGAGCGGTGAAAGTCTGCTCGTACCCGCCTATGTTGACTGTACACGTTCTCGTTCCGACGGATATTGCAGGCGTTCTGAGAGACGCCGTAAGAGACACGAGCGAACTGTTGGTCGTCGCGCTCGCCGTTGAACTCCAGTTTACTATAAGCGTCCAGTATGTGCCGAACACCTTTGTTATCGTTCCGCTTGCCATGTTAACCTTCCCAGATAAACTTAAGTCCGTCTTTCACGTCTACCGTGTACTGCCCGAGCTTTAGCCTGTACTGTATCGTCGCGTTCGTTATGACGAGCTCGTCGCTTGTCATTTTCGCGACGGGGTCTGTCGAGCCCGGAAGATAGAACTCCAGAGAACCCGCCGTGAATCTCGCGTATTTGTTGAACGTTTCGACGGGAGGCTCGCCCGTGGTTGTTACCTGCCCTATCTCTATGCCGTATATGCCCTCGACGTCGTCAATCAAACCTGCCTTTATAGTGCCTTTCAGCTTCTCTATGTAGTCGCCGTCAATGCTTCTCGTTAAGTCGGTTATCTGTTCGTTGAACGCGCTGGTCGTGACGTAGTCGGTCAGTATGCTTTCGGTGTATGTCCCGAAGTCGGAGATCGCGACGTACTCGGAGGACAGCCTCCGGTTGATTTCTTCGTAGTACGCGTTCACTATGTCCGCGGAGTTGATTATAAGCCCCTTCAGTTCGTTGAACGTGTCCTGCGTAGTCTTGCCCGAGCTTGCGGCTTTCTGTACAGCCTGCACGCTCTCCTGCGTCTGTATGGCTACTCTGTCAACCTGCGTGAGCGCGTAGTTCAAGTGTTCAACGAGCTGGTACAGATACGACTTTACCTGCGCGAGCTGTTCGTGGTCGCTCCCGCTGGTGATTACGGGGAGCCTAATGTCTGTTGCCATAGTCGCTCTCCTGTTCTATAGCCTTCGTGATTGAGAATATTTTAACGTCGCCCTCTCCCTCGAACTTCAGCCTGAAATGGTCGCAACGGCGCGGCTTTATCGTCAGCGAATACGTGCGCAGGGAGTTGCCCCTGAACGTCGTTATTCTCTCCCAGCCGCCGAGACTGTCGTATTCTGCGGAGATGGAGACGTGACCGCCCACTTCCAGAGCGAGGCGGATATTCAGCCGTGACACAAACTTGTGGTTCGGCGAGTCGTTGCCGATTATGCCTGTCTCTGCCATCCACTCGACCTTGTCCGAGTCCTTCGTTCCGGAGCCGAACTCCGTGCGGATCGCGGCGTGCGTGCTGTCCACGTAGTAAAGTTCGTCGTCGACCGAGCACATGTGGAGCATGTGCCTGTCGTCTATGCGGTACCACTGGCGTTTCTTCTGGTCATAGCACAGAAAGTCCCACGTGCCCGTCGTTCCGGTGCGGTGCATGGAGAGGTAGTATTTGTTGTCGTGAGCGCAACCGATCGCGCTGTCGTATATGTACTCGCCGAGCTCCGCGTCGATCTCCGTCGGAAGCGAGCCGTCGTAAGAGCACACGCCGAGACGGGACTTGTAGTAAAGCGTTCCGTTCACTATTGCGAGAGATTTGTCGCAACCCTTCTGAACGCCCTTTAAAGCCGTTGCCTGAATCTGGAAGTTTGACGGGTAGTTCCCGTACACCTTGTGCAGGTAGTTCTCCTTGAAGAAGCACGGGTAACCGAGATGCGTTATTGCCCCGGTGAACTGTCCGTCAGTGCCGCATGACGCGACGTAGCTGTCCGTCGACGTTCCCATAAAGGAATTCCAGTTCTTGAAGTCTCCGAGCTTGCAGGCGTAGATCTCGTTCACTACGTCGCCGCTGTCCGCGGGCTGTTTCCCGTACCTGCAACCCCACAGCCTGTTTTCGTTCTCGCAGATAAAGTCGAGATCCGGCATTTTGCGGGAAACGGTTATCGGGGCACTCTGCGTCGTCTCCGCGTCTATTATGCCTACAACGACAATATAGTCCGTGTCACGCGCCCATATTATGCAGGACGAACCCGTGATGTCGGCAAGCTGTGTCGGCTCTACGCCGCTTATCTTTACGCCGTCGTACTGGGCAAAGTCCGCGCCTATTCCGGTCGCGGCTATCTTGACGTACGTTGTTGCAACGGACACCCACATTGTCATTGTGACCGACCACTGCTTGAGCGTGTGAGGGGTTGTCGTCGTGTCCATCCAGTAGTCGCCGTTGCTCGGGTTCTGCGGCTCTATCGTCGGCGGGTCGGAAATTATGTTGCCCTCTATGTCGCACAGAGAATACGTCACGTCGGTGGTCGTCGATACAGTCGCCTCTATGTCGCCCTTGTCGGAAAAGTCTTTCGTGTTTATGTATTTCTTGTCCGGGAGGATAATGAGATACGCGCCCATAGACACGAGAGTCTTGGGCACCATGTTCGTCGCCGTGCTGAGCGAGAAGCTCGTGACCGGGTACCCGTTAATGTACAGGGTCGCTCCGTCCACGTAGCACAGCGAGTCCTTCTGTATCATGCCCTGAACCGACGTCGCGGGAGTATATCCCGAATGCGGGTTGTACGTTCCGTGACGCGGGCACGACTGAAGCAGGGGATAGCCGTCCGAGCAGAAATTCTGCATGTCGTAGAACAGCCCGTCGTTTATGACGTTGTTGTGAGAGTACCCCCTGAACGTGTCCGTCATGACGCGGGACGTTCTCAGTTCGTCAAGGTGTGAGAGCTTCATCTGAAGAACCTCAGCCTTCTACTCAGTGGCATGTTGTTATTGTTATACCAGTTGCGGAAATCCGTGTAGCCGTCCCGGAACGCCTGCAGGCTGTTGTTGTATCGTCCGTAATCCCCGTTCTGGTAGTTAATCTGCGTCTCGATCCACTTGAGGTACAAGTGGCAGTAGGGCTCCGGTATAAGCAGTGTTTTGCTTAAGTCTGTTTCGTCGCCGTAGCCCTCAAAGTCTATTTCCACGGGCTTCCACTCGGGATCTGCCCAGTTGATGTCCTTTGGCTCGACTGTGTTGCTCGCCTTCAGGGACTCGAGCAGGAGCCCCCTGTAGACGACCATAGCACCGAGCCCGTACGACGTGCTGTCGTTCCAATTTTCAACGCCCCACGCCTTCGCAAAAGCAAGCGGAAGGTTTTCGTGCGTTTTGAATATTTCGTTATATACGGTCAGATCCAGACGTGACAGCCACTCTATTTTGGCGTTCTGGGTGTAGCCGTTCGGCGTGAGCGCGTCCGCCTTTTCAATTGCTTCTGCTATGGTCATAATTCACTCCTGTAAAAAGACAAGGGGCATAAGCCCCTGCGGTTAGATTTTGTGGGCTTCGTGCTCCATAAGGTTTCTGTCGCGCTGTGCCTGTGCGCGGTCGAGAAGCTCGGCTACGTAGTCCGGCACTTCCACTGTTTCCCCGCGTTTGATGAGCCATGACTCGTCATTGATTGATACGTATACGTCGGGTTCTTCTCCGCGCTGGAGAGGCAGACGTATTTTTACTTTCTTGACTTCGGGTTTGGTGTTGGTTTTTGCTGTTTCAGCCATAATGGATTACTCCCTTTTCTTTATTTTCGGGGAGAGGTTGCCCTCCCCCCGATTTGTTTTTTAGTTCGCCGCCGCGGTCTTGGAGAACTCAGCGGAGATGGACTCTATGCGAACAAGGTAGTTCGGGATAAGAATCTCGGCAACCTTGAGAGCTTTCCAGCCCACGCTCGAACGCTGGTCAAGCGGGTCGGCAGTACCGGCAGAGCCCTTCTGCTTGACTATTGTCTGCAGTCCGCCGCCGGTGATTTCGGTTACGCCGTACGCGCCCTGTCCCATAACGAGAGTAGCGAATACCGCATAATGCTTGTGGTTTGTGCTGTCGTACTCGGGCGTGCCGTCTGTAGCACCGGAGCCGGTCGAGCCGTCAGCGTCTTTCCAGATTTTAGCTTCGGAGGTCTGAACGAAACGAACGCCGGCTATTTCGCCTATTTCGCCTTCGTACAGCTCTCCCGGCTGTGCGTACTGGTGAGCGTTAACCCATTCGGGGTCGCGCATCAGGTCGTATGCGACGTAGGGGTGAATGATTGCAACGTACTTGCCGTTGATTGTGGGCGCGTTGTTGGCGCGGAGCTTGGCAACGGCTCTCTGAATGTTCTTCACGGAAAGCTGTGAGGTAGCATTCAGGTTTGCGCGGGACGTAACGACAGTCTCTGTGGTTCCCGAGATGGTCGGGCAGTAGTTGACGTTGGTTCCTGCTACGAGAACGTTACGGGTGATAGTATCAAGCGTAAGTCCCGCCTGACGACCGAGGAGCTTCGTAGCCTCGACAATCGTGTTGTCGATAGCCGTGAGCTCGAGGACGTCGGACTGTGTGATATAGTCGCCGTACTGCGCAACAGTAGCCGTGAGGTTTGTCACGTCGAGTCTCTTGCCGTCGGGCGTTACGCCTTCGGTAAGAGCGGTAAGAGCCTTCGGCAGGTTGGTGAATTTACGGAATTCAATGGTCTTGCCGCCGTTGGCAGGGATAGGACGCTTCTGTCCGAACTGGTCGTGTACGAGCTGAGGTCCGGCTTCGTCGATAAGCGTCATATCGTAGAAGGTTTTCATTTCGGCGGAGAGGTCGTTATAGGTCGGGTAATACTGACCCGCGCTTCTCACGTCGGTGGTTACGTTAACATGGTTAACGAAAAGCTGAAGATTCAGTTTAAACATGGTTGTGTCTCCTTGACAAAAGTAATGTGGGTAGGGAGACTGCGCTTAACGTCAGAAGCGTATTTTCTCCCCTCTTGCGACCCTGCGGATTATCTCCGCCCGGTCTTCCTTTGTGAGCTGTGACACATCAGCCTTGACGTTTGCCGCGCCCTGCGCGGACAGTCCGTTCTCAGCGGGTCTTTGCCCGTTCGCAATAATCTTGTTCGTGAGCTTCTGTTCAACGGTCTTTGCCGTATACTGCATAGCCGCCGGGATAATGTCGTCCTTGTGGATGACCTCAAAAGCCGTCCTCACGTCGATATTGTTCCTGAGTAACTGCTGGAACAGAGGGTTCTGCAGTTCGGCGTTTATGTCGAAAGAGGGGTAAACCTTTTTCGTTTCCTCCGCCTGCTGAGTCCACTGGGCGTAAAGCCTGTCGGTGTTCTCTTGCGTCGTCCTCTCGTCCATCTGCCGCTTTAGTTCGGCGTTTTCCCGCTCCAGTTTGCGCGTGGCTTTTAACTGCTCTACGGACATGCCCTTCTCCATTGCCTCCTCCTCGTAGTACGAGTCGTCGTTTTCAATGGCTTTCGCAAGTTTGTCCGCGTCCGAGGCATCGATCCCGTACTTCCTGCCGAGCATCTCCAGAACGGGTGTCAGCGCGTTGTACTTGTCGGTGACTTCTTTTGAGGACTTCAGACGTCTCTGAATGGTGTCCTGCATGCGTGCGTCGTAAAGGTCTTTGTATTCGCCCTTTATGAGCTTCTCGAACTCAGCCTGCCTCTGCTCCGGTGTGAGAGCGGGAGTTTCGGGCTTTGTTTCCTCTGCCGGTTGTGCGTCATCTTGGATTCCGTACTTAACGTCGGCGAGCGGGTTCTTGCCCGATATTTTTTCCTGAAGCGCGGCGACCGCCTCGTTTACGCCCGTGTTTCCCTCGGCTCCTGTGCCACCCTCACCAGCCGCTCCGCCTTCGGCGAAAAGCTGGAGATCGAGCTCCGGGAAGAAAGAAATGTTTTTAATCATAAAATCTCCTGCAGGTTACGCCTGCGACTCGTTGGTTATATTATTTCCCTCAATGGGATTACCAAACAATGTTATACCCACGAAAGGCGGGTAGTTTGTAGCCAGAAGGGAGTAGCCAAGTCCCACGACGTAGTACGCGTGTTTCAGTTCCGCGTACGCTCCGTCCTTCGGTTTGACTATGACGTGCGACGCCCCCTCCTCGAGCTTTATGCGCGGTCTTTTTTTCAGCTTTTTTTCGGTGTTAGCCACCATGACCGCCTGCGCAAGTGTGTACGTGAGAGTCGAGACAGCCGCGCACACCAGATCGTGTCCGTATTCCGCCGAGTCGGCGTGCCCTTCGACTTTAAGAGAAAGCGACCCGCTCTCCCGGTCTTCGTTCATGGTTATGTTAATCATGGCGCGGTGCTGTTTGCTACTCTCTCCCTTGCGTTTTTCGTGTTGCTTGCCTCTCCCGCGGTTCTCTCGTCCCCGCCGAGGCTGTTGTTTCCGCCCTGTTCTCCGCCTTCAACGGCTCCCGCCTGAGCCATAGGCGACGCCATCATCAGTTGCTGGTATATCATCAGGTTCTGCTGGATCTTGTCAATGACCATCTGCTTCCGGTCAAAGTCCATCATCTCGAGGCAGGCGAGTGCTTGGTCGCCCATTGCGGGATTGAAGAACCCGGCGGAGTAGAACTGAAGCGCGAGCTCGTTCTGGCTGAGCCTTGAGTACGGACTTGCCTTCGAAGCCGTGACCTCTATGTCGAACAGAGGCAGGCGGTAGCCCATGTCAACGCCCATCTCCATGCCCTGATACTGCGGGGCTATTCCTGCGTTGGAATACTGGATATATTTGACGGCTCCCTCGCGCCCCATTATGCGGAAGCACCGGGGCATGTCGTAGAACTGGCGTATAAGCTCAATTATCATGAGCACGACCTTGCGGAAAGCTCTGTAACCGCCCTTGTTGGCGTCGCGGGACAGTTTGCTTCCCGCTTCCTGCATGGCGGCTATTGCGGACGCCGCGGTGACTCCGGAGGCTGTGCCGCCCGTGGAAATGTCGCGGTTGCCCGTCGTCTCCTTGAGCTCGTCTATCTTGCTCTGGAGGATCGTAATATAATTGGCGTTGAACGCGGACGGCTGGATAGGCGCAATGCTGTCCTGTCCGAGATTGCCGTCAACGTGTACGAACGGGTTGTTGGTGTCGGCGTACTCGTCCTCCTTCACGGCTCCGTCCGAGCGAATGAAGAAGCGCGGCTTGGCGTTGGCGAGCATGTTCTCGAGGATTGCCTGATTGCCTCTGTCTATGTACGCCTGCGCGTCCTTGCCGACGTCGATATACCCGAATCCCGTCGGCATGCCTTCCACCGGGAACAGCACGTCGAACACGAACGGGTACAGCCCGTGGTTGTACCACCCGGTCGCCTGATAATTCGGGTCGTTCTCCGTGGCGAACAGGACTTCGTCGTTAACGTACTTGCAGTAATGCAGGACGTTCTTCCCGCCCTGCTGTCTGTGATAGTACCAGTCAACGACGACCGACTTGTCCGAGGTGTCTATGCTCTCGTCGGCTATATACTGCGCTATGTCGACGGTCTTGCTTCCCAACTTGCCAGCCAGTTGCGGGTACTGCTCGACGAGCACGTCGTTGTCCTGAAGCTCCGCGTGGAAGAAATTCCGCGACTGCTGTATGTCGGTTATGCCCGGCTCCCAAAACAGGTTCAGAAGGTCAACCTTGCTGACGGATATATCCCCGACCCCGTTGAGCTTTGAGCTGTCCCAAAACACGCCGTAAACGCCGGTGCCGTTCTTGAGTTTGTAATACTGTTCGTCGCTGTACGTCTGCTCAAAGTCGCCCTGCTCAAGTATTACGGGGATAATGCTCGACAGCATTTCCGCCTCCGGCTGGTCGTCCGCCTCTCTCGGCAGGACGTTCGGCGCGGGGAAATTGTCCATTGAGTCCGCGTGCTTGTTCGCAATGCAGTTGAACAGCCACCCGCTGACGGGCTGTACTTCCTGCGTCTTGTCGCGCATGCAC